TCAGTATAGATTTCTTCCTGAAGTTCGTTAATATCTTGGATTGCCTCTTGGACAAATTCCGATTCAAAGAAGTCAGACATTTTTCTCCTCTGCCTGGTATATTTAGAGCGGCAACCGTGCTCTCGTGGTCTTTTTCATGAAGTTGAGATCGATAGCATCACGCTTCAACTTCTCTTTGAGAGGTTTTGAAATTAGTTTGGTGATGGAGTCCACTTCAATACTATTTTCTTCGCAGAAGAGAACGATTGCTTCAATATAATTAATCTTTTCACGCAAGACTAGATTCTCAATTTCCAAAGAGAACTTTGAGGCATTCATGAATTTTTTGCCCAAAGCTTTGGTTAGTTCATTTTCCATTTAGTTTAAATTCTACAAAATTTCTGATGTACTTCGTGAGTAACTTCATATACTTAAGTTTATCATATTCCTGATAAACTTTGCAACTACCATCCTCACATGACATGATGATCACAAACTTCTTTACAGGAACTCCTGTCAGTTCATAATACATACAAGCATAAGCAGCACATTGAACGAAATAACCATCAATCCAATCTCTTGGTTTTGGTTTCTTACTGGTTTTAAAGTCGATGATCGCTAATTCGCCTTCATATTCAGCGATACAGTCAACAGTGCCAGCAACACCGAGTTCTTTACTGTACAAAGAACCTTCCAGAGTGTGAATATTGTCAATCTTATTCAAAGTAGGCTTAGCAATCTTGAATAAGAAGTCGGGAAGAGGTTGTACCTCTGGAAGATCTTCGTTCTTAAGATAATGCTCAGTCAAAGTATGCATGTCGGTTCCCCGACGGGTTGCCTTCCGAGTAATCTCGTTGGCAACCTCATCACCGACCCGTTTACGCCATTTAGCAAACTTTTCCCGTTCATAAAAACTGATGATAGAGGTAATGGATACCATCTTTGCATCAGGAGTATCATAATACCTCACACCATCAATGGTGTCTCTCTCTAAGCGAGGGAGGTCAATTTCAAGATGATTAAACATTACATACCAAGAGCCAGTTTTGTAGTTAGATATTCCTTACAGAGACCAGAACGAACGATATCGTTGACATCAAATTCAATAGACGAGAATGATGGCATTTGTTCCAAGATCTTCATAAAGTCCAGGATGCCGTTACGCTCATATGTTTTTGTAAGGTCAGTTTGAGTAGCATCACCACAGAAGTGAATCTTGGTGTTCTCACCGACACGAGTAATGATACTATCAAGTTCGTGGAAGTTCAGGTTCTGACACTCATCAACGATGATGATAGCATCATCAAGAGTGGTTCCACGAATAAAAGATGTAGACCAGAAAGAAATGGTCTCCTGTTGCTTGAGATTGCCATACAGCATTTCAAAGTCAGAATCTGTAGGCAGTTCAAACATATACTTTACCATATTCTTATAAGGAATCTGGTAAAGAGCAGATTTGTCCTCATGATCTCCAGGGAGGAAACCAATCTCTCTAGTCGAGACCAGAGAACGAACAATATAGATTTTCTGATAAGGAGAGTTTTCGTCTAAAACATCCTTAAGAGCATTATACAGCACAATAAAGGTTTTACCAGTACCTGCTGCCCCATATGCAAAAATGTTTTTCCCAAGATGATAATTTTTGAAGAGTGTTTCTTGGTTATCTGTGAGGGGAGTAATATCAACGAGGAAGTCCGTATTAATCGGTTTCTTCCTTCTCATCTGTTTAGCAGTCATACCAACACCAATAGGTTCAGACGATTTTCTCTTTCTGGGCATAGGGATTAATCGAGGGTAAGTTTTTGACGGTTGTTTCCAGTTTTTTGTGCTCTACGAAGCACATCATTCCATCCTGGTGCCTTTTTACGAAGTTTGTCCTTCCATTCACCAACTTCTCCTACTCCAGGACATGTGCTAGGGTCGGAGAAATCTCTAATCCATTCTGGGTTATCAAGTTTCCACTGATCCCAATCATGGATACTCATAACCACTTCTTTTGTTTCACCAGTTACGGTATTCTTTACAGGATAAGTTGCCATTTCAAAACATTGTGTATGTAATATTTAGAGTTCGACCAGATTGTCTTCATCGAGGTGAAGACATCCCTCGGAAGGAACAATATCAAATGCGATAGTAATTCTGGGTTCATCTACTTCAGTCTTAGTTGTGTAATGAGGCAACCATGTAGGAAATAGTGTCAATTCTCCAGGATTATTCTTTACAATTATATCATCTCCCCAGTCAGTATAGGGTGGAATATAGTTAGTTGAAGTGTTAGTTGTACTTACACAAAAATGACCGCTTAGATAGGTGTGTGGATGATAAGCGTGTGAATGTTTATCAATAAATTCTCCCTTCCTTAAAACATTTGCCCAACATCTAATTTTTAGGGGTGGAATATCTCCACCCACCAAAGTGTCATAATATTTTGTATGGATTTCACGAATACTCTCGTGAAGTTTTTTACATTCAGGACTATTCCACTTCAAGACATTGAAATATTTGAATCTGGCGGTCAAACTATCTGTTCCAAGACCCGTTTGACCATCATTCAAATCAGATACAAACTTTTCTTTAATTTCGACTTCTTTTTCAAGAATCAAATCTTTTAACTTATCAAGATCAATGTCAATCTGTGCGTTAGCGAGAGTGAAGTCCCAAGTTGGAGCAAAAGGAGTTACTGGAGGTTCACTGACATAGCGGACAGCATTAATTTTCATTCCACTCAAGTGCTTTACCTACAGTTGGGAATTGTTCGCAGAAAATTGCCTTTGCGGCATTAGCGATTTCCATGTGTTCCTTCTGGGTTCCATTTGCACTCCTAAGCGTGATGTAATGCACCCAGGAACGGCAGGAACCAGTCATATAGATCCTCGTGGGAGTCGCTAGTGGAAGGACCATTCTAGCGCACTCCTTGGCGACTCCACAGTCCAACAGGTGCTGATACAAACTCATACCCTGCTTGAAATAGGTGTCAATCTGCCTAGTAGTCAGTTTTACAAACTCAGGATCCAGGTCGTCAATAGAATTTTGACGATTCTTGGTGTCTTGACGACGAAGTTCTGGGACTGGGATCGCCTCTGAGAGTAGGGAAGAATCAGCATACCGCTGGGAAAACTCTTGATATGTGAAAGAACGATGACGCAAAATTTGAGCCGCAATGGCACGGGTAGTCTCAATTTCCAGCGTCATAAACGCTTGCTCAAATACAGACCAGTGTCCGTGATTAATACAGTACTTCAGCAATCCTTCAAAACTCGGATTATCCTGATTTTTAGGATTAGAGACCCTGGCGATATACGCCATGGTTTCTTCAGGATTCGGTGTCGCTTGAATCAGTTTTACGCTTTGCATCTAGTTCCCTCATTTGTTTCATTTTAAGACCGCGCTTTGCCGCTTTCTTGGCTTTACGCATATAGATTAATTCTTCTTCAGTATACAACCAAGGTTGCTTAAGTGCCTCCTTGGTTAGACGAATTGTATCCTTGTACCGCATAGTACACCTCGTAGTACTTAACTAAACCTGCAGTTATCATATTTCCTTGAGATACCCAGTCATGGGCACACTCGTAGATACTCTGGTTACCATATTTAGATGTCCCATCAGGATTCAACTCAGATCCAAACTTTTGCAAAAGAATGCTCAGACACTCTTGTCTGAGTTTCATTTTCTGATCACTATAACGCCAATCAGTCTGGATATCCATCATCATCTCCGTCAGTGAAAACTTCGTCGTAGTCTGTGTTTCTCGTTGAAGTATATGCAGAAGTATCAGAGAAAACTTCTGCTTCCAAGTCCTCAACAATCGCTTTGAGAGTGAGAACCAAACCTTTTAAAACTTGTCTGTCCATGGAAAAATAGGTTTTTTCAATTCTACACAAAAAAAGAAGGGGTGTCAACCCCTTCTGTTATAGATTGGTTGTGCTTCGAGCAATTGCTCAAAGTACTCTCTTAAGTGAATTCGATAACAAGACCAATATGTACACCCCCTATAGGTTAGTTGGTAACATGCTGGTGGTCTGTTATCACTATCCATATCATCTGAGTGATATCGATAGTCCATATCACTTATTGTAAGTGTGACCGCGATAGCAGAAAGTACCATGTACTTCGTCAGCAACGCCATGCTTGCACTCAAACTTCACGCCACGATATGCGGTGTGAGAGATTTGTGCATCATGAAGTGCGTTAGCTTTTTCGATCTGCTTCTTGATGAGAGTAAGTGTGTTCATTGTAGGTCTCCTAAAGGATGGGTGAGTTTTAAGTCTCCCGTTCCTTCAGTCGTTTGCGTCCTTGCTATCAAAACAATGAGGATCTGTATGATTCATCCAGTGGATGAGAATATCAGATTTCTCAAAGGGAGTGAAAAGAGTTGTCTCTTCCAATCCTTGCTTCAACCATTCATAGTCCTCACAGCGAAGATAATTCTCCACTGGGACATGACTAAAGAAAATCAAAGCGAGTGATAACATAGGATGAACGCTCCGTTCCGCGACTTACTTGCGTCTCATTCGCTATTCGCAAACAGCGAATGGGATGAACGATAGGTCTATTATAGACCATATATGATATATATGCAAGTAGTTTTGTAAAATGTGAAACAATTTTAAAAAACCCCTAGGATCAAAAAATACCTGGGATTTTTTTCCCGATATTTTGAACCTAAAGGTCGATTTTGCTCAGTTTTTTCCTTTCTTAGGAGGACTCCAGAGTTTAGGGTTGACTCTACCTTCAGCCTGAGTAAATTTAATCAACCCCTCTCTATATTTGTCCCAATAGTAGTCAAAGATATCTAGTTTCTTATTACAAGTAACTAGATCATGTTTCTTGCAACCATCTTCATAATACTCTACCAAATATGCTGTATATGGTAGAGACTTGTCATCAGCAACGGATGGGTCGCAGTCTTTATGGATGATTTTTATATTCAACCGCGATTCCCCCACTCAATATCAGGATACGCTTCTTTCACAACATTGTGAGTGATGCGATACTTTTTACTGAGGTTTTTATCCTTAACAAGGCAGAGAATCTCTGCCTCATCGGGGTGAAGAGACTCTAGCAACTCAATAAAGAGTGATTCCCTACGAGTTTGCTTAAGTGGATCGTTACCACCCTTCACATAGTTGTAAAGGGTCCGATACTGACTAGCAAGTTTACTTTGACTCTCAATGGTGGGAGAATCGTTTGGAGTAAAAGGCACTTCTCCGTCAGGGAGAGCACTCTTCACACTTTCGTCAAAGTTCCAAACAAAGAGGGCAACCAAAGCAGGGGAACGATGCTCTTTAAGTAAAGCAATCTTTTGTGGTTTGGTTTTGGCGCTAGAGACCGCTTGCAGGATTTCGGATTGCAGCGGATGGGGTGGCAATTTGCTCATGATTTTCAATTAGTGATTAATCGTCGTCGTAGTCTTCGTCAGTATTCTCAAAACGGAAGGCAATTAGGGAATCTGGGAGAATGTTGCCATTTTCATCATACATTTCGGGATGAAGGTCTTGAGTGGGTCCATGTCTGTCATGATGATACATCATGTACTCTCTTAGTACCCATCCTAGCATACATCCGACAATCAGGGCACCTACTACTAGAAACGACCCTGCAACTAAACTGACAGCCAGCATCTTTATTCTCCTTTTGGGTTGTCTTTTCTTACATCCAGTGAAAATTCTAGATAAAGATGGACTTCCCGACTGAGGAATCGAACCATCTTTCCGAACATTAACTGGAAAGTTTTTGGTTTTTCCTTCCTCTTACCTCCATTAAGAATAAATTCAACGCCACGATTTGTGTGGATATCATTATTTAGTGATTCATCAGACAAGATTCTTCTCTCTAAAATACGCTACAGTTTCAGCAGCTCCACCGATGTGTTGATCGCCATGAACTACTTGTGGGAAGAATTTAGTATTGAATTCTGCAGAGAATTCTTCCAGTGTAAAATCTTCATGCAAAGTATAGACCACAAACTTTTGGTCTGTGATTTCCATAAGTTCTTTGACTTTTCTGCAGTGCCCGCAACCAGGCATTGAGTAGATGGTGAACATAGATTTGTTAAGACCTCTTAATAATTTATACTTTTAATATGCTTTCCAAGTCCCTCTTATCTGGGAAGGAACAAAATCTAAGTTTGCGGCAAGTACAATACGCTTACCATCTCCATCGTCAGGAACCCAGTGAGGAATACTTGCATCAAAAATGAGAACAAGTCCATTCTCTACTGGTCTACAAGAATTTCCAATACAGATAGGAGCGGCGTTATCTTCCACATCAATATAGAAAATAACAGATAAACAAGAGGGGAAGTGAGAATGATACTTGGTTCCTTCCTTAGGTCCATATGTCATTGCCCACATGTTTATGACATCAAACATTCCATTTGTATGGAAGTATTGATTTCCAACGGACTCTGCGAGGTCTTGAAAATATTTTGCGATGGGATCAAATTTTGGATCAACTTGATGAAGATTCCAAGCAGATCTCCAAGAGGCATTTACATTAGAATCAGTATAAGAATTTGGAAATTCTTTTTTATGATCCAAAATAATTTGTTTGAACTCATCAAGTCTTTCAGTCCACATGGTCTGAAAAACGGGCAATTCAACTTCGACTTTTAGAAGTTCTACATTGGTAGACATACTTTATCAATGTTCATAGCAACTGCGATTCTTCTTCCCTTTGTTGGCGGAACATGATGAGTAAGTAGTCCAGGGAATAAGACCAACATACCATTGTTTACATGAACTTCTTTATCTTCTAAGAAGATAGGAGCAACATCCTCCTCAACATCAACATAATAAACACAGGACCATGAAGATGAAAAGTGATCGTGCGGAATTGCTTGATCGCCTTTCTCCATGACTACTGCCCATAGAGAAACAACTCTATACTCTGCGTGAGTATCAAATACATGCTTCATTATGTAGTCTAGCACAAATAAAGCATAATCTGCAACAGGTTGAAACCTATTGTCAGTTTCTAGGGTATCCCACTTTGTTAGCCATGCTTTTACAGAATGACCTGCTGTCTCTTGAGTATCGAGATACTCTGGATCGTCAGATCTTTTCTGTAAGATAATTTCTTTTAGATAAGAATTTAAATCTGAGTTATCTGCTTCTACAACAAAGGTGGGCAGATCACTGACCACCTTATCGTAGTTAATAACTTTAGATATAGGTTCTCTCTCCGTCTTGTCCACCATAAGTCACGATGCTGAGTTCCCCAAGATCCTCAAGGGCTGGGATACTATTATACACCCTCATGGTGAATCCGTTAACTGTTCTGTCACTGATTCTTAACTCAACGATACCACCTGGGAAGGCATTAATACCACTTCCGATACCGATGACTGCATAGTCTGTATCATTCATAGGATCAGCAAAGTTCACGGTGTAAATTCCAGTCGAAGTTTGAACAAGAGAACTGATGTTGTGGGAACGATCGCCAGGAGTATAGTCGCTATTTCCAACACCCAGATTGCTGTTCATGTACCAAGAGGTAGCACGACCTTCAAACATCTGAGTGTAAGTACAGGTCTTAAGACCAGAAAGGTTCTTGAACTCACCAACTCTATTGACTTTATGGAAGTCATAGTTGAAGACTTGGATCGAATTGCCCATGTTACCCATGGTTGTTCCGATACCAGCACCGTAGTACAGAAGTTGAGGAGTAGTATCTGTAACGACAATCTCAGTATAAGTTCCAGTCTCAGTTAC